GCTGCGTCCTGGCTGCTGCGTTCTGGCTGCTGCGTTCTGGCTGCTGCGTCCTGGCTGCTGCGTCCTGGCTGCTGCGTCCTGGCTGCTGCGTTCTGGCTGCTGCGTTCTGGCTGCTGCGTCCTGGCTGCTGCGTCCTGGCTGCTGCGTTCTGGCTGCTGCGTTCTGGCTGCTGCCTGGTGCTGCCTGGTGCTGCCTGGTGCTGCCTGGTAGATCCTGGCCAGGGCCAGGGCCAGCGCTCCAGGGCCAGCGCTCCAGGGCCAGCGCTCCAGGGCCAGGGCCAGGGCCAGGGCCAGCGCTCCAGGGCCAGGCGCCGGCCAGGACCGGCATTTAACGAAAAACTAACGAAAATTTAACGAATCGACGGGCGGGGCCGGTTTTTTTTAAATCGAAAAACTGAAATCGGGTAAAAATTCTGGAAATTTTTGGATATTTCAAATCTTGAAGGGGGGATATTGACAGATAGTAAAACACGGGGTTATCATTCCACACAGTTTCACCGCAGCATAACTACAATCTACCAAAGGAGTATCACCATGAACAACGTCGTTACCAGCAGCACCACACCTATGACCAACATTGAGCGCCTGATCCGCTGGCGCTCCGAATACACCCGATTGACCGCGGACGTAGATAACTGGCTCCGGGTCATCGGCTACACCGCCACGCCGCGTACCAAGATGCTGGCCCTACCCGCGCCAGCTAGGCAAGTTAAACGTAACGTGAACAACATTAGCGCATATCTGCGCGGCGGCATTTTGCTCCTGGCCCTGGCTGTCCCGGCGTTGTCGATGGCGGCCGAGGGAAAGGCCGAGGGCTGTCAGTCGGTGGCCGCATTGGCCGGGGCTGGCGCGCAAGCGCGCGACCTTGGCACCCCGCAGTCCGAGTTCTTCAAAAACCTAGTCGAACGGCTGAACGAGCGCGACGCCAAACCGCTGGCCGGTGTGCGTGACGAACTGATCGCGATTGCCACCATCGCCTATGTCCTTCCGAGAGAATCCCAGGCCGACATCGAGCGCGGCGCGTACGAATGGTGCATGGGGGAATGACATGGAAATATTAGCCGCATTTATAGCCGGGTTTATATTGGCAATAGTCGGAGTTATTCTATTGTTTATGAGAGGTGAAGAATGAAACGCTATCGACTTGTTCACAGCCAGCAGACCCGAAGCGCCCAGCGCTCCGACACCATGTTAGTTGAAGACCCCAACGGTGAATGGGTTAGATACAAAGATGTTCACCCCGACCAGCCCCAGACGCCGCCAGAGGTTTGGGTTAAACTTTACGAAAACACCCACGACCACGGAGCCTAACATGGACTTTGAACTTGATATTGACGCGCTTGGCGATGACTCGCTCCAAGACATCCCCACCGACGTACTGCTGACCTTGCTGGAAGGAATACTTGCAGAACTTGTAACCCGCGTTGAACGCTCGGAAAGTAAAAAGCGCATAAACTAATGACCAAGAAAGACCCGCCGGCACGTAAGCCACGAAAGAACCACCCATGGAAGGTATTTAACCCGCCGGCTACCAAGCAACAGCAACTTGAAGAAATCAACAAGGCAGAAAAGGTAGTGCCTTGGGCGAACAGAATGGGAATAAAGAAATGAACCTAGACACACGCATTGAACAACTTGTAGCACTAGAGAATGCTGGCTTTCCCGAGGGCGAAATCGCCAAAGCCGCCTTCGACATCCTGTACGATGTTGCCAAAGCCAAAGGCCTAGCGGACGACAACACGCCGAAGTACCAGGCAGCGTTGGCGTTTATCAAAGCGAACGCCGCGTGATCACCGTAGGCATTGACCCCGGGTATTCCGGGGCCATTGTTGCGGCGCGCGACGGCAAGGTCTTTGCTATCCACGATATGCCGTTGATGCAAGGCAAGGCCGGCAAGAATTTGCTGAACCTGTCCGCGATTAGCGACATATTCGTGAAACTAATCCGCGACTGTGACGACCAGCCCATCCGCGTCCAGATTGAACGGGTTAGCGCTATGCCAGGCCAAGGCGTATCGTCGATGTTCCGCTTCGGTGAGGGCTACGGCGCAGTCCAGGGCATCGTTGCCGCCCATGGACTGCCCATCGTCTTCATCGGCCCGCAAGAGTGGAAGAAGCCGCTGGGCCTTATCGGGGCGGACAAGGACTACGCCCGCACCCTTGCCATACAAACCTTCCCGGAGTTATCATCGCAACTTGCTCGGAAAAAAGACATTGGCCGGGCGGATGCAATTTGGATTTGTTTACATACTGGAGCAAAATGAGTACCTCAGAAAAAATTGATTCGTACAGAGGCGTCCACGCCGAGATGATTGACCGAGCCAAGAAAGGCGCGTCCAAGAACTCAGCGCGGAACAAGACATACATCTACATGGCCGATGGCTCGATTGAAACTATCATCGGCCTTGCAGAAAAACTTGGGGTTAGCCCCGAGGCCACGCGCAACAGGGTCAAGACCCGGCAAGCCAAGAACATTCCACTCACCATTACTAACCTAAAGGACCTTAGCAAATGACTGACACCACCATACCCCCCGCGTTTGATATTGAAGACAAGAAACAGATGGTCGGCTGGGAGCCGGGAAACCGCGCGCGCTGGTCTGACATGGACATTGCACTTGTGCGCGAACACTACGCCAAGATGTCGGCCGCCGATCTGGGCAAAATGATTAACCGCAGCCCCGTTGCCATTGCCAACCTGGCCAGCCGTCTGGGCCTGAAGAAAACCAAGGCCGAGCGCGGCGACACGATTTCACATGGCCGGCTGCGCCTGAAGAAAGACAAGGCCGCGTTAGTCGAGGCCATGAAAGAAGCCCGGCGCTACTTGTTCGACCAGGATCACTTCTCGGCTATTCGCGTTTTGGAATTGGCAATCACCGCCTACGAATGAAACCATATCCATACCAAGAAGTAGGCGCGCGCTGGTTAGCCACCAAGAAGCGGGCGCTGTTGCTGGACGAGATGGGCTTGGGCAAAACACCGCAAGCCCTGATCGCGGCTGCCATGTGCAATGCCAGATCTATCGGTGTCATCTGCCCGGCCATCGCCAGGACAAACTGGCGCCGGGAGTTTGATCGTTGGGTCAACAGTAGCGCCGACTTTTTCGTCGAGTCGTACGACAAGGTTGTATCCCGGGACGACGTCCGTAAAAAGATGATGGGCCGGGACATCCTGATTATCGACGAGGGCCACTTCCTGAAGAACCGAACGGCCAAGCGCGTGACCGCCATCTACGGCCGCCACGCTTGCGGCGATGGAGTCATCGCGACCTGTAAGAAAGTCTGGGTGCTGACCGGCACCCCAGCCCCGAACGATGCGTCCGAGTTATGGACGCATTTTCGCGCCCTATTTGGCGAGAATCTCACCTTTCGAGATTGGGTTAAGCGATACTGCCACTACAAAGAAACGCAGTTCGGGATACAGATCATGGGTAACAACAAAGCCAACCTGGCGGAACTCAAGACGAAGCTAAAAGCCGTATCGCTTCGCCGGGTGACTTCCGAAGTCATGGCCGAGTTGCCAGCGATTATATGGCAAGACGTCATTGTTGACGCCAAGACGGTCAAGGCCGAGAAAGAAAGCATCGAGGCGGAATCGTTACGCTTGTTGCTAGATTCCCTTGGTCCAGAAGGCGACGAACAGGCCGCCGAGGAACTGGCCCGGGCAGCACCCCACATGGCCCAGATCCGCCGACTTACCGGCCTGGCCAAAGCCCCGGCCGTTGCTGAGATGGTGGCCGAGGAACTGGACAACGGCGGAGCCAATAAGGTGCTGATTTTTGCACACCACCGGGACGTCATATCAGAACTGAACAATCTCTTGACAAAGTATAATCCGGTAGTTATCGTAGGCAGTACGACAAACGACCAGCGGGTCAGCGCGATGGATGCGTTCCAGGCGGATCCGAATTGCCGGGTGTTTGTTGGACAGATTACGGCGTGTTCGACAGCCATTACGTTGACCGCCGCAAATCAAGTCGTGTTCGCTGAAGCAAGCTGGACGCCAGCGGAAAATTTACAAGCGGCCAAGCGCGCGCACCGCATTGGTCAGAAAGAAGTGGTAAAGGTAAAGATGGTCGGGCTGGCGGATTCGTTGGATGAAGCAGTCACCCGAGTATTAGCAAGAAAAGCAAGAGCAGTTTCACAAATCCTAGAGGACTAAAAATGAAAATACAATTTGAGTTTCAAGACGGAGATGCTAAAGCCATCTCTTTTTTCACCGCTTTGCTGAGTGCTATGAAGGCAGAGCAACAACCGGAGCAACACCATGAAGAACAAGCGATTGGAAACCAAGGCCAAGAAAGCCCCCGCCAAGTTAGCGGTAGTCAAGAAAGCAGTAGCCAAGAAACCAGCGAAAGTCCAACCCCAGCCGCAACCAAGGACGCCGCGTTCTCAGCGCTCCGAACGTATATCAGCCAGAATGGCGGCGCAGCCGCAAAAACCCTCCTGGGTGAGTTCGGCGTGGCGCGCTTTGGTGAATTGGACGAAGCGCATTACGGGGCTTTGATCGCCCGCCTGGAGGCCTGATATGACTGCCCATGCTGTGTTTGGTGCCTCTTCGTCGAGCCGGTGGATGTCATGCCCCGGCTCGGTGGAACTTTCCAAGGGCATTGTCGAACCGCCAAGTGAGTTCGCCGCCGAAGGTACGGCAGCGCACGAACTTGCCGAGATGGTGTTGCGTACTGAACTTCACACATCGAACTGGCTCGGTGAGAAAATCGAAGCCAGCGGCTTTACGTTCACCGTTGACGGCGAGATGGTTGACGCCGTCCAGCTGTACGTGGACTTCGTCCGTAACTTGTCGGCGGAGTACGGCGTGGCCCCGATGCTGGAACACCGATTTGATTTGTCCAAGCTACAACCGCCGGCGCCCATGTTCGGCACCGCCGACTGCGCGTTCTACGTTGAGGGCGAACGTCTGCTCCACATTGCGGATCTGAAGTACGGCCGGGGCGTTGGGGTCAGCGCGCACGATAATCCGCAGCTGAAATACTATGCGCTCGGTATGCTGTTGTCGTTGCCGGCCGACAAGCCGGTGCGTACCATCCGGATGAGCATCTGCCAGCCGCGCATCAACAACTTCGATAACGCTGAGATTAGCGTCGAAGAACTGCTGGACTTTAGCGCCGAGTTGCTCGACGCGGTCCATGCTGCCATCAAGCCCGACGCCGCGCTGGTGCCGTCCGAATCGGCCTGTAAATTCTGCAAGGCCAAGGGCAAATGCCCGGCGTTGCGTCAAACCGCTTTGACTGTTGCTCAGTCCGAGTTCGGAGAGATCCTGGACCCGGCCGAATTGCAGCCCGAGCAAATCGGCGAACTGTTAGCTAAAGCCGATATGCTGGAAGAGTGGCTCCGCGGTCTGCGGGCGATGGCGTTGTCCCAGGCTGAAGCCGGCGTCGAGATCCCAGGCTTTACCCTCCAGGCCAAGCGCGCAACCCGTAGGTGGGTCAGCGAAGACGAGTTCTTGGCGTGGGCATATGACCAGAACCTTGAGGACACCGACCTATTCGAGCGCAAGGTAAAATCCCCGGCTCAGATTGAAAAACTGGTCGGCAAAAAGAATTTCAACCAGGACTTGACGGTAGCCGTTTCATCCGGTTACAATCTGATCCCTGATGTTAAAAAGACCCGTCCGGCGCTCGGACGTGAAACTAGCGCAAGCGATGATTTTAACGTAAACCCGTAACCAAGGAAAACAGTATGTCTAAAGTTATTACCCCCGAGGCGGTACTTTCGTACCCCGCCCTGTTTGAACCGAAAGCCGGCCCGCAAGGCGGCGAACCGTTCTACTCCGCCGCCTTCGTGTTCCCTGAAGGTACCGACCTATCCGAACTGAAAAAAGAAGCGTTGGCCGTTGCCCAAGAAAAGTGGGGAACCAAGACTGCCGAATTGATTAAGTCCGGCAAGGTCAAACTGCCGTTCCGCGCCGACGTCGGGGACAAAGGCTACCCGGAAGGCTCGGTGTTCTTTAACGCCAAGTCCAAGACTGCGCCTGGCATCGTATCGAAGTATGCTGGCCCGGATGGCAAACCCGCCAAGATCACCAACCCTGACGAAATTTACGCTGGCGTCAAAGCGCGCGCGTCGGTTCGTTTCTACGCCTACGATACCAACGGTAATCGTGGCGTTGCGGTGGCGCTGGGCAACGTTCAGAAGACTGGCGAAGGCCAACGACTGGACGGCCGCATGAAAGCCGAAGACGAGTTCACCGCCGAGAAAGGCGATACGGACAACATCGACGACTTGCTGGCATGATTCACCGCCCGCCCTTCGGGGCGGGCTTTTTCTTGGAGCATAAAATGATCATTGGACTTACCGGCCGCAAGCGTAGCGGAAAATCGACCATCGCTCAGGCGCTCGTCCACAAGGGCTTTGCCGAGTTTTCTTTCGCCGAGCCTATCCGCACCTTTACAAAGATTCTTTTGGGCCTTGACCACGTCGGGCTGGAAGAAGCCAAAGAAAAAGAAATCGAATGGCTGGACAGCATCGTCACGCCGCGCTACATCATGCAGACCCTTGGCACCGAATGGGGCCGTCAAACGATTCACCCAGACATCTGGATCCGCTATCTTACCCGCCGACTTACCGCGCCATCGAACCTAAACGCCGATATTGTTATCAGCGACATCCGCTTTGATAACGAAGCAATTGCGTTGCGCGAGTTGGGAGCCAAGATTGTCCGCGTTGAACGTCCTGGCGGCGGCGAGGATTCCCACTCCAGCGAACTCGGCGTATCTTTGCGTTACGTCCATTTTGGCGTAATGAACAACGGCGAGTTGTCGGCAGTCAATGATATAGCCGATCTGATTGTTGAGAAGGCCAAGTGACAATTTCGATTGACTTTGAAACCCGGTCAATCATTGACCTGAAAAAGACCGGGGTTTATCCATACGCCCAGCACCCGACAACGGACGTCTGGTGCATGGCGTACGCCAAGGACGACGGCGAGGTCAACGTCTGGACGCCGGGCCAGCCGATACCGGAAGTCATCTTGAACGGAGCCAGCACTCAGCAGTTCAGGGCGCACAACGCGCAGTTTGAGCGCATCATCTGGCGCGAGATTATGGTCAAGCGTTACGGCTTCCCGCCGATTACCATGCAACAATGGCATTGTACGGCAGCGGAGTGCCGCGCGATGGGACTGCCAGGCGGGCTGGATGGCGCGGCAAAAGCCCTTGGGCTGGAACACCAAAAAGACGCCGTTGGCCAACGCCTGATGCTCCGTATGTCAAAACCGCGCACCGTTCAACCGGACGGCACGCTGACCTGGTGGAACACCGCGGATCGCGTAGCCAAGCTGATCGCCTACTGCAAGCAAGACGTTGTGGTAGAGCGCGCGATCGCTGCCAAAGTCCAACGTCTGACCGACGCCGAACGCGCGGTGTATCTGCTCGACCAAAAGATTAACGACAGGGGCGTGCAAATTGACACGCGCTTGATTGAGGCCGCCATTGACGTTGTGGACGCCGCCAACGAAAAGGCCAACGCCGACCTATCCGAGTTGACCAATGGCGTTGTCACCAGTATCACCAAGAACGCCGACCTAAGAAACTGGCTCGGCGTGGATTCAGTAGCCAAAGCGGACGTCCGCGATTTGCTGGAAAAGGATCTGCCGCCGAATGTCCGACGGGTACTTGAACTTCGCCAAGAGGTCAGCAAGTCGTCGGTTGCCAAGCTGGTCGCTTTTATGGAATGTCGGTGTTCGGATAGCCGAGTACGCGGATTGCTGATGTATCACGGCGCGGCAACCGGGCGTTGGTCTGGTCGGCTTGTGCAACCGCAAAACTTTCCGCGTGGCGACTTCAAACATACCGTGATTGAAGACGCGATTCCGCTGGTGCTGAACAAAGACTTGGAAGGCATTGATACATTGTATGGATCGGTGCATAGCCTGATTTCTTCCATGCTCCGCGCGTGTTTTATTGCCAAGCCCGGCCACACGCTATTCTCGGCGGACTACGCCGCGATTGAAGCGCGCGTGTTAGCCTGGCTTGCCGACGAGCAAGACGTTCTCGACGTGTTCCGCAGCGGCCAGGATATTTATTGCCACGCGGCCACAGGTATTTACAACCGCACGATTACGCCGGCGGACAAGGACGAACGCCAGATCGGTAAGGTTGCCGTTCTAGCGCTCGGTTATCAAGGCGGCGTCAAGGCGTTCCAGTCCATGGCAACGGTGTATGGACTCGAGATCCCCGACGAGAAAGCTGACGAAATCAAGAACGCGTGGCGCAAGGCCAACGCGCGCATTGTCCGTTGGTGGGCTGCCCTGGAAAACGCTGCCCTGGACGCGGTACATACCGGATCTGGCGTTGCACCTGGCGTTATCTTTGGCGTTGATGACGAATGGATGTGGTGCCAACTTCCGTCTGGCCGGAGGTTGTGGTATGCCAACCCGCGGCTTGTCGAGCGCGAAACGCCCTGGGGCGCGTTACGTACCTCAGTTAAATGCGATGGTGTAAATTCTGTCACCAAGAAATTCGAGCCGTTTGATCTGTACGGCGGCCTCCTGGCCGAGAATATAGTTCAAGCAGTTAGCCGTGACTTAATGGCGTCAGCTATGCTAAGATTAGAGGACGCCGGGTACCCCATTATTATGACGGTCCACGACGAGGTAGTTGCAGAATCTTCCGTAGAAAAAGGCACACTTGCCGAATTTACGGATATACTTTGTAAACTGCCGTCTTGGGCCAAAGGACTACCGCTGACCGCTGAAGGTTGGACGGGACAACGATACAGGAAATGATATGACTTTTAAGCAGTTGTTTGAATCGGGGTTTAAGGATTTAGTTTGCGTTATTCCGCCGGGCGCTACTCTGAGCCAGGCCAGCAAGATTGCTCAGGATCAGATTGGCAAGATCCCAGGACGTCAAAATATGGCCGGATATTGGGGCGGCTATGACTGGAATGCTTATACCCCTACGCCCCGCGATATTGTCCAATGGGACAGCGCGCGCGCCAACATAGGCTTGAAGGCCGGCAAGTACCCGGCGATTGATATCGATGTTACGAATGACGCATTAGCCGAGATGATTAAGGCCGAGGCGTTCCGCCATCTTGGCCCGGCGCCGGTTCGTGTCGGCCGCCACCCCAAATCCCTTTTGATGTATCGCTCCGAAGAATCGTTCGGCAAGATGCGGATCCGGTTTGTCGATGACAACGGCGTAGAGCAACTGGTCGAAATGCTTGCCGAAGGCCAGCAGTACGTGGTTGGCGGTATTCACCCAGCGACCCGGGAACCGTACAGTCTTGACCGCAATATTGCTGACAACGGCCCGAACGGCCTGGGACTAATTACCAAGGAAAAGGCGGAAGCCTTTTTTGCTGCCATTACCGAAACCCTGGAAACCTTGGGCTGCCAAGTTACTAAAGTGGACCACAGCGCCGACAAGGCCGTGGAACGTAAGACCGTGGAACAAACCGCGCTTCTGGCCCCCAGCATTGATCGCCTGGCCGACCTGGTTTCGGCCTTGCCGAATACCTCCGCCTTGTTCCCGGACCGCGAGGACTATCTGCTGGTTGGGTACGCCATCAAGGCTGCCGCTGGCCCGGACAATCAATTTGAGGCATTGGCCCTGTTCCAGGACTGGGCCTTGCGCTGGGACGGTGCCGAACCGAATACCGCCGAAACGTCCGAGGCCGACTTCAACCGTATGTATCCGCCGTTCAGCGTTGGCTGGGATTATCTGCTGGAAAAGGCCGGTGCGCTTGGCGTGGTCGAAGTGGCCAAAGAGGAGTTCGTGGCCGAGGAAGCCCCCCTGGACGCCGTAGAGGCGATTCAGACCCCGGACGGTACGCTGGTAGCCCCTTGGTCCGATGTCGCCATGACGCGCCGCTGTGTGCGCGCATTTGGCAACGAGATCCGGCACGTCACCGGCCTGGGCTGGGTTATCTGGAACGGCAGCGTCTGGAGCCGCGATGATCATGGCGAATTGACCCGCCGAATCGTCCAGGTTCTGAGCGACGCCTCGGCCCAGGCGCTTAATAGCATCGACAAGCCTGAGAAAGCTGAACGCGTGGCCGGGCGAGTGGCTTCAGCCAACACGGTAGCCGCCGTGACCAAACTGCTGGTCCAGCCGGCCCTTTGTGTCCGCCCAGAGCAGATGGACCCCAGCCATTTCCACCTGAACACCCCCGCCGGCGTGGTTGACTTATCCACAGGCCAGATGATGTCGCCAGAGGCGTCATTTTTTATGACCCGCGTAACGTCCGTTTCCCCCGACTTTACCCGTCCAGCACCGCGCTGGAAGCAGTTCTTGAAGGAAGCCACCGGCGGCGACGCCGAGTTGGAGTCCTACCTTCAGCGTCTTGCCGGCTACGCCTTGACCGGCTCAAACCGCGAACACATGGTCGCCTTCTTCTACGGCGAGGGTGGTAACGGTAAGTCGCTGTTCCTGAACTGCCTGACGGCCATCATGGGCGAGTACGCCCAAGTGGCGCCCATGGACGTATTCGTTGCATCGACCTATGACCGTCACCCCACCGACTTGGCGGGATTGGTCGGCGCGCGCCTGGTCACCGCATCCGAAACCCAAGAGGGCCGTCGCTGGGACGAAGCAAAGCTGAAAAGCCTGACCGGCGGCGATCCCATTAAAGCTAGGTTTATGCGCCAGGACTTCTTTACGTTCACCCCGCAGTTCACGCTGCTGTTCGCCGGCAACCACGCCCCGCAACTGGCCAACGTGGACGCCGCGATGAAACGCCGTATGCACCTTGTTCCGTTCACGCACCGCCCGCCGAAGCCCGACCACGAACTGCCCGACAAACTGCGCGAGGAATACCCGCAGATCTTGGCCTGGGCGATTGAAGGCTCGGTCATCTGGAATGCTGCTGGCTTGTCTGCCCCGGACGTAGTACTGTCGGCCACCGAAGAATATCTGGAAGGCGAGGACGCGCTGGGCCGCTGGCTTTCGGATCGTTGCGTTATGCGCGCCAATGCCACCGTATTCAGCAAGGACCTGTACCAGGACTGGATCAAGTGGTGCCAAGAAACCGGCGAGAAAGCCGGCCTTGGATACAGCCAAAAACGCTTTAGCCAAGCCCTCAAGACCCGCGGCCTTACCCTTTGGCGGGATACCGCAAGTGGACTACGCGGATTCCGTGGCATAGAATTGCTCGTTGGCGATTACGACGCGGTAACAGAATTCGCCGGCACAAACGTAGTACCCTTTTAAGGACTGATTATGGATAGTATTTCCGAAGCCGATTTTGTAGCCGCCCTTGACGAGTTCAAGGGCAACAAAAGTCGGGTAGCCAATAAGCTGGGCATGAACCTACGTTCGGTTCAACGCCGGGTCGAGCGCATGATTGCGCGCGGCTACGCCCCTGACTATGGCATGACCAAAGCGGTACCGCCAGGCTATTCCGTCGGCGGTGTTTCGACCTTGTACGATGACGAAGGCAACATCAAGATTCAATGGGTCAAGTCTAAGGCCGATGAAACGCAGAAGGCGGAAGATCTTATGCGCGAGGTATTTGACGCGCTCAAGGAACAACTGCCGCGCGCAAAGCCAGTTAAGGCCCCAGAGCGCGCGCCGACAGACCTTCTAAACTGCTACGTCATCACCGACTACCACCTAGGGATGCTGTCGTGGCACGAAGAAACCGGCGAAGATTGGGATTTGGACATCGCCGAGAACCTTTTGATCGATTGGTTCGCAACGGCCATCAAGATGGCGCCCAAGGCCGACAAGGCCATCTTCGCCCAGTTGGGTGACTTCCTACATTGGGACGGCATGGACGCAGTCACGCCGGCATCGAAACACCTTCTTGACGCCGACACGCGCTTCCAAAAGCTGGTGCGTGTTGCCATCAAGGTCGTGCGGACGGTTATTGATATGCTGCTGCGGAAATACCCGCACGTTCACATCCTGGCCGCCGAAGGCAACCACGACCCGGCGAGTTCCATCTGGCTCCGCGAGTGGCTGTGCGTTCTGTACGAAAACGAGCCGCGCGTTACGGTGGATACTTCGCCGGATCCCTACTACTGCGTTGAGCATGGCCAGACCAGCCTGTTCTTCCATCATGGCCACAAGCGCCGCCCGGCCAATGTGGATAGCGTCTTTACCGCCAAGTTCCGCGAGGTCTTTGGCCGTACCAAATACAGTTATGCCCACATGGGCCACTTGCACCACATCGATCAGAAGGAAACCAACCTTATGGTCGTGGAACAGCACCGTACGCTGGCGGCCCCGGATGCTTATGCGTCACGTGGCGGCTGGATTAGCGGGCGCGACGCGCAAGTAATCACGTACCATGCGGAACATGGCGAAGTCGGCCGCGTCCGTATTAACTCAAGGATGGTTAAATGAAAATCCCAGACCGATTCAAACTCGGCGTTCATACCATTACCATCAAAAAGGGCGTCCGGTTAAAGGATGCCCACGGGGAGTGGCGCCAAGAGGAAAAGACGATATGCTTGGCCAAGCCCCGCAAGGAATGGTCTGAGCATTTCTACGCCCAGGTCTTTGCCCACGAGGTCGCGCATTGTGTCCTGGATCATATGGGCCGGCCGGATCTGTCCGAAAACGAAGGATTTGTTGACGGCATATCCGAGGCTGTGTTACAAATAATGGCAACCCTAGAATTTAACGAGTGACTTATGGCTGACGACGCTGATTTGGCCCAACAGATTTCCGAGCAGATCATTGAACTGCAAACCAAGAACAGGGTAGTGACCCGCATGGAGTTCACCGGGTTTTGCTACAACTGCGAGGAACCCGTTAAGATGGCAGCGCTGTTTTGCGATAAGGACTGCCGGGACGATTACGAACACCGGGAGCGCATGAGTTTACAGAATGGCCGATAAGCATAAACTACTTATGCAAGTACGCTAAAAAATAAACCCCGCCGATTGGCGGGGTTTTGCGTTACTTCTTTTTACTCTTACCAGCCTTGCTCAGAGCGATGGCGATGGCTTGCTTCTGGGGCTTGCCATGCTTCATCTCAAGGCGGATGTTGGACGAAATGACTTTTTTAGAACTACCTTTTTTCAGGGGCATATTATTTCTTCTTCATCGACTTCTTGGCGGGTTTCGTAGCCATCTTGCCGCCAATTTTTTTGGCGTATTCTTTGGCTTCCATTTTACCTTTTTCGGTATAAGGGAACTTTTTGCTGTTTACCATTGGCATATCATTTTTCCTTATTGATTGAGAAGACTTTGACGGCGAATAAGTTCTTTACGACGACGTTCCATTTCGGCTTTGCTGTCCTTGGCGCTCAACGCACCGCCGACAACAGCACCACCAGTTTTAGCCGCGCCAGCAACAGTAGCGGGGGCCGGCAACGCTTGGGCTAAACGTGGGCCAACAAGCGGTACTTTTGCCGCAACGCCCGGAGCGCCTTTCATAAGGTACTGAGCAACAATAGGTTGTCGGGCGGCGCGGTTTAGTCCAAGTCCGGCGGCTAATACAGTAGCAGTAAGCGGACTAAGAACCCCTAATCCACCAATACCCGCCGCGCTACCGTAAGTAAGTAATTTTTCGGCGGTTCCAATTCCTTGCGGAATAGGATTAGCCAGCGCCGGGCCAGCAACCGCAAGGTTACGCATTTCAGCGGAAGCTGGTTTTGCTTTTTTACCCATACTTCCTTGAACAATACCTGACAATTTGCCGGGGGATACGTTTCCGCTTACATCAATTACGGATTGTACGCGCTTTACATCGGCGTAACGCTTATCAAGTTGCCGTAATTGTTTAAGTTCTTGTCGGCTTAATGATTTTTTTGCCATCCTGTCAAGTTGGGCAAGAGCAATATCCGCGTAAGGTTTAGATGCGGAATCACCACTTAACGCTTTTAATTCGCTACGAATATATTGATACTCCGTACCAGAAAGGGGTCGCGTAGTGGCAATCTGTGATATGTAGTCAAGTTGCTGTGATGCCAACCGTCCCTGTTTTCGTCCTATCGGAGTTTTGTTAATAGCGGCTTTTGCTGTATTTAACGAAACAAAATCGTTGACGTCTAATCCAATTCCTTTACCTTTCCAAAAATCGTCATAGGCTTGCCCAGCCGCCCTTCTAGCGGTTTCTGCCTCAAATCCTTGACCCGGACGAATATATGGTGTAGTAACGCCAATAGGTTTACCGGCGGCGAGATTGATTTCAGCTTGACGACGTGCGGCGGCCTTACCCGCACCACTAAAAGGAAGATTGCTTAAACCCGTATCAAGTTTATTAAAGAACGGAGTGCTAATAACATCGCGCGGCAACAACGTAATACCGGCGCGCTCGGTGGCGGCCAGTTGGTCGCGAAGGACTGGATCGGCTTGAACAGCCGCAGACCGGCCGGCGTACAGCTTGCCAAGGCCAGCACCAAGTAGTTGACCACCCGCGCCAAACGCGGCAGCGGTACCTACCTGGCCAGCTTTGCTTTCGCCCGTTCCAACCGGCTGAAGAAGCGCGGCGGTACCGCCCGCTTGAACGGCGGGGGTTAATACGTTACGCACAAGCGCGCCGGCCTTTGCGGGGGCTTGGATTAACTTCGCCGCGCCAGCAAATGGAAGAACATCCGTAACAAGTTTACCGGCAAAACCCGCGCCAGTATTTAACAGCGGTTCGGCTCCAACTTTAGCAATATCGACTTTTTTACGGTCAACGAGGCCAAGGGCTTGGCCAAGGCCGAGGGCTTGCTGTTCAATACCCGCACCGACACCGGCGCCAAAACGCTCAAGGCCACTCATGTTAGATGCACGGCCCTGGCGGGCGGCAGCAAGGATGTCGATAGCAACCGGGTCGCCGGCCTTCTCGCGCTTCAACAACATATTGCGAGTAGCGGTGAACTGGCTTTGCTCTTTCGGAGTCAACTGCTGACCAGCAGATACTTTATTCGACAAAGCGACAAACGGGTTCTCGGCCGCCATAACGCCAAGACCTTGGCCAACCTGGGGCTTTCCGCGTACATCCGCTAAGGTGAGCGGCTTTTGATTTTGCGCTTTCAATTCATCTAACGTCGGCATTATTAAAGTTCCCGCAGATTAGGATTGGTGTCGGTACCGCCAGGGATTACTTCGTAATTTTTTCCGCCGTAGGTAATGCGCTGACCAACTTTGTATTTCTCGCCGGCGGGGGCGGGTTTCTTTTGGCCAATGCTCGGCTTTATGCGGTTGCGCCAAAAACTTTGCTGCGCGACTTGCTTTTGCTTCGTTGTCCAGCTGTTCCACTTTTCGGGCGGGAATCCGGGGTTTTCTCGGCCGGTGAAGTCGATGGAACCAGCAATCGACACTTGCTCCGGGTTTACGTTGCCGGCCACAAGAGTGGCCGCTTTTCTAGCATTGGCAACGCGTAGAATTTCTTGCTGAAGAGCGAGGTTTTTCCTAATTAACTCCGGCGACATATTTGGGTTAATATCGGCTCGGTTAAACGCCTCTTGTTCGTTCGCGGTAAGGCTTGCGCCGAACAGTTCATTGCGTACCACGTTTTTATAGCGATCATACGAAGACCACCACGAAGCCGCGTTGCGAAGTTCCGGGTTAGTTATGCTGTCTGGGGCAACGCGAGTGGCGGCCATTAGCACTTCGCCACCAAAAGTTTTTCCGGCGTATTCCGGTTTGAACCCGGAGATTGCCGTTTCTACCTGGAACAGCTGCGCCGAATTTTTTTCCAAAACGGTGCTGTCTTTCGTGGTCAGCGATTTATAATCTTTTTTCGCTTCTTCGGTGGCTTGGGCTTTATCTCGCGCGATGTCGTTGCGCTCTTGCTCCAGTCGAATTTGCGCGGCTTCATATTCCGAAATTCCTTCCGGCTGGGGGGTAGTACCCGGGATAAGAGTAGCGAATTTCGGGTTAAACGAGCCGTCGGGGTTAAAGGGCTGTTCGCCCTTGTTAATTACGAATATACCTTGGTCATTTTGCTGGACCACAAATTCATTCGGGAAAGCAGTCTGAGCGTAGTTAGCGAACTTAAACAAATCATCTTGCAGACCGGCTTGTGCCAGTTTCGGCAAGATGGCCATAACGCCTTCTTTTGTCGATATGTCGGCGCCAGAAAGAATGTTCTTGCGGGTAGTTTCAATCTGCTTGGCTTGCTCGTCGGCTTGCCGCTTGGTCAGCATATTGTATTGCTGTTGGAAACCTTCGCCAATCGGACGGTTCTGCGACAGCGCACCGCCGACGTTCATCAGCAGTTGGCCGCGAAGCATCCGGCGCTGGTCTTTGGTCAGCGTGGTCGGGTCAATGACGCCGCCAGTAGCGGCTTGATCGAAGCGTTGGCCAAGGCGTTGGAAAAACGACGGCTGGGCTTGTGGGGCAACCGCTTGTTGCGGCGCTGGCATCGGAGCCTGAACGGTTGGCGCGGGTATAGTGCCGGAAATAGCATCAGCCGGCGCGGGGGCGAGTTCATCCGCCCTCAAACCTTGTTCGGCCATCGGCATCTGCGCCGGAATTGCGCGGCTTTGGTCGTTCCATGGAAGATTCTGCACCGCTTGCGTAATTTGAGCGTCGGTAAGTCCTAGCTGACGCGCGCCTTGAGCAAACGCTTCGTTCTGCGGATTGACGCTTTTAACGTCATTACCGCCGCCGTACTGGTCGGTGATTTTTTGCGTCAGCAGTTGCAATGCCTTTAGTTGTTCCATCTGAGGGTTGTAGGCCATTACAGTAGTCCGGCTTGACGTTTACGAAGATAGTCCGCGAAATCGAACTGTGCGAGTTGCGGGGTCAGGTTGGGGAGCGTGACTTGTTGCGGCATAGGGACCGGGGCAAACTCGGCGGGAGCAACGGGTTGCTGTTCGCTGCCAAGTGCGCTGCCGAGCGCAGACAGGCCAGCGCCCAATTTGCCCATGTCCATACCGCTAGATGCCGGCGAAGGCATGGCTTGGGTGTTCGGAACAATTTTATCAACCGGGGCGTAGTTGCGCATACCGCCCATCTGGGCGTTGGCAATCATCTGATTGGACGCGCCGCTACCAGCCAGCAGACCTATATCGGTATCGTTTTGACCGGGCATCATTCCCAAGTACGGGTCTTTCTTGTTGCCGAGGAAATTAAAGTTCATGCTTTTTTACCTTTCTTTTTGCTAGATACTTTGGCGTCCAGTTCTTTAACCGCTTCGACCAGAAGGCCAGTTACTTTTGAATAGTCAACGGCCATCTTGCCGTTATCCATAGTCTTAACGGCGCCCGGCATAACTTCCTCAACGTCATCCGCCATGATACCGCCAGTCGGGGTTTTGTCTTCGTCGTCCATGTAATTGTACGTGCTACCGTTCAGGAACGAAAGTTTCTTCAACGCGCCTTTCATCGGCTTGACGTTTTCTTTCATGCTCGGGTCGGAAAACATCATGGCCGTACCGGCGATTTGCGCGGCTTGGCCGAGGGTTTGTCCGAAGCTAGGAGTAGAAGTCGTCTTGGACGTGACGTTGCCAGCCAACGGCGCCAGCGCGCCAAGCGCGGCGTTTTGCAATTGGAACTTCTCAATGATAAGGTTACGCTCGGCGTCGGTGGTGGCTTGCTGGAGTTGCTGTTGCATCGAACCGACGTTGCCGAGGGCGGCGATGTCGGCTTGCGACATGGCTTGTTGCGCCCCACCAAGTTGGCCCAACTGGCCAGCGGCTTGCAGATTGAGGCCAGCACCGGAAATGCCCGCTTGCTGGTTTGCCAGAGCCGCTTGTTGAGCAAAGCTGAGATCTTGGCCGGCAAGTTGGGCAGCGGCATTGAATCCGCCAGAGTACAAATCGGTCAACGTGCGGGCGGCGTTTTCTTGTGCGGCGCGGTTGGTTTCGGCTTCCAAAATGCCTTGACGCGAACCGCCGAAAGCTTTAGCCTGAAACGCATTTGCGGCGTTTTGGTTTTGTTGCATCAAGCGTTGGCGGTCAAGGTCGGACATCACGTTGCCGGCCACTTGCTGAAGGTAAGGGTTCATGTAGGCGCCGATGTTGGCGTTCAGGAAGGATTGACCCTGAACTTGGCCCGGCGTAAAACCAGCCACTTGCCCGGCGGTGCCAACAGCTTGATTAACCGCCCCGGCGCCAGTACCAATCGCTTCGCGCGTCATTTGCATCGCGGCCAGTTGATCGGGGGTAAAGCCGGCAATTTCACGAACGCCAAGTTGATTGGCGGCGGCTTGGCCTTGGCCATAGACATTGAGCGCCGCGTTAGTAAGGCGCTTGTCAACAGTCGATTTATTAGTTGTGGATGAACTGCCCATCAAATATCCTTAAATAGAGTATATTGCAAAGTCGAAAAGCCGTCTTGTTGAAGGAAGCTACGTTCCCAGCCTTTACGGCCGGTAAGGGTTATCTGCTGACACCCTTGACCCTTGGCCCATTCGGTAAGTATCGGCGCAAGTCGCTTAATCTCAGTCAAGTCGCCGCCGGCCAGAAAGACATGAAACCGCTTTTTGCGTGGGAAAAGGTGGATTTCGGTAACCAGGGCCGCTTTGTCGGTAGCCCAAAGCTGCATCTCGCCGGAAAGGATTCCGTCAACAATATCTTCAAAATTGTGACTTCCGCCTGAATGCTCCAAGGCCGCCTCAATAAACGGGCGGGCGTTCTCGGCATTTTCGCGGATAATATTGTCCATATTATAGCGCAGTTGTGCCTAATACGCCTGAATTGTCAACGGTTAATTTATAGCGGGTGCCGTTCGGGGACGTCATAATGATGGCCGTAGCACCGAGTTCTAAATTCTCGTTTTTCTTGTGGCTGCGTTTCAGTTCACGTTCGACTTCGGCACTCTTGGATTCCTCGAAACGAGTATCGTAACGGGCTGGCGGACGGGGCAACTTCATCGGTTGCCGCCCAGGACGCCTTCCAAGCGCATAATGCCAACTCGCCAGTCGGCGTTGCGGATCCCTTCAAAGCGAACCCGGACTTGCCTGGCGGTTAGGCGGACGTCCGTAGGCAGACCCATGGCGTAGGGGCCAAAGGCCGTTTCTGCGCCGTTCGGGTAGAACTTGGCGTAAACTCGGGCCTGTACGTCGCCTTGGGTCTTTTCGTCCGGCACAATCTGGCGCATCATCACCACGTTGTCGCCGTTACCCACCTCAATCGGGCCGGATTCGGCGTATGGCGTAGCGCCGTCATAGTTAAAGCCCACTTCATGCTCGTACACGTAGCCGTCCGGGCTGGTCAGCATCGGCAACGGAAACACGCCAGCGTCGTCGCCGGCGGTACGGGCAAGCCGGCCAATCGTCCATGTATTTTCGCGATAGTTCCAGGCCACGTAACGATCATTCTCGTTGCTGGCCGAACTCGGGTAGTGCCACCAGACCTCGCCAAAGGCCGTATTGTTAAAGGCCACGACCTTGGAAATCTGGGCGGTGTTGATATCGCTGAAGACGTAATCATAGACCGTTGAGGGCAACGGCTTGACGTAGCCGTCATAGATCCAGAAGCCCGAATCGCCCATCCAGACGGCGTAGGTTTCAACGGTGGCCACAGCGCCGGCGGATACCACGCCACAGGCTGTTCCGACCCGGTCAAAGCCGTACACGAAGGGCGGGCCTTGGTACTGGGCAATCCAGGCGTCGCAGTCGGTGAGAATCAAGGTACCGGCGCGGACACGACGGCCGCATTGAATTGTGCCGGGAGTCTGGAGTTCGATGTCGCCAGCCTGGTTGGTGGCCGACGGAGTCCAGTCCGTATTGTCCTCGACATCAGACCACTTAATCAGACGGGGGTTGCCGCTGGCACCTAGCGCGAACATAATGCGCTCAGACGTGACAACGACGCCCTTGTTGTTGGTTGGGGCATTGGTGATAACTACCCCGTCGTTAGCGGTGTTAAGCGTCCATTCATAAATCTTGCCGTCATGCGGAGCGCAAGCGACTAGGTATTCGCCCCAGGTGTCCAACTGCCACATGGACGCCGGGGTGGATCCAGACGTGGACGAGGACGGACGGGCAACGCCATAAGCGTATTCGCCGAAATCTTGGGTACCAAAGCCCACGGAAGCGGTAGCGTTGGCGCTGCCAACGGTAAATCCGGTTGGGGTGATGTCCACCACCGTTGTGCCGCCCTCCAGGGCGTACAGCTTTGAATGCGTTCCGACGGCCGCCCAACGGGTGGAATTGTTCGCCCGCCACGTCAGGATGGCGCGCGGAACGCCCGTCAGTTGGGTTTCGGTGCGCTTACGCCAGCCCTTGATGGGCTGAAGGGTGCCAGAGTACCAACGAACCAAGTTCGCGTCAAAGAACCGCGCTTGGCTCTGGTAGTCGGTGCCGTTGCGGTACACGCCCGGCGGGAGTTTGAGGGGCAGAAGCGCCATCAGTTCGTAATCTCTTTAATGGCCTTGAGCCGCGCATTGGCGGCTTCCAGCTTTAGGAAGCACAGGTAATAGGCTTCGGCAAGGTCTTTGTTTTTAGGATCGTTGACGAGCGTACAGGGATCTTCAACCAAGACCAGTTCAGCCGGCAACGGCTGATACTTGATTTCGACCTTAACGGGCCGGCTGGCGCAACTGCTCAACGACAGCACTAGGAACAGGCACGTTACCCCATTCTTGGCTTTGCTTGTCAGAAACATAGACCTTTTCCAGTTTGGTTATGACTTTCGCCTTGGCACGGTCAAGTTTAATCTTGACTTCCGCATATTCTACCACGGCCTTGTCTGCTCGGGCTTTTTGGGCTTTACCTTCAGCTTCCAACTGCTTCAGGGCCGCCGTCACATTGGCCGTACTTGCTTCGGCTACAAGTAGATCCTTTTTAGCGCTGCTAAGACGGAACGTCTGAACGCCAAAGCAGATCAAAAGAAGAAAGGCGAGGAGCGCAAATATCGCGGCTCGGACTCCGCCTAGTAACTCAAGGACGAGAGATAAGGTCATTTTCTACGGCCTTTTTTGCCGGGACAATGGCGTCCTTGGTGATGATTCTGAGCCAAATGCCAATGACGCCAACGGCGAACATGACAATGCCGAACCACTTGTCACCCAGAACAGCCCGGAGATTAGGAACATAGCCCTCAAACACCGACCAGATACCCGCCAGAGTGATGGCCAGGTTCCAAAGGACGGTTTTTGACTTGAGCCAGTATTTATGGACTTTATCGGTTAGCATCACGCCTCCAGTTGGAAATGAGGACCATCAATAAAACCAGACCAATCGCCGCCCCAAGTAACAGGTATTCCGAGGGTTTTCGCCATTTTTTTGACATGGGTTGCGACCTCTTTGTAATATTTAAGATCCCAGGTTACTTCGCCATTGACCAGGACCGCAATATCGACGGCGTCGCCGGTCAGATGCCTTGACTTCATCGTCCGGCTTTTGCCCGTGGCGACCAAGACCTTCTGCTGTTCCTTAGTCCGCAAACCGCACGTAATCATAAAATCATACGGCGAGTTGACGACGGCTTCCTTCATCAACTTAACCAGTTCAGGCTTTACGCCTTTCAGGTTATTGTTGCTACGGGTGCCGAACTTAAAACTCATTTGAGCAAATACCCTACGACTTTTGCAAATATAGCCCCAACGGCGGCGCTGGCCGCGCCGACGGCTACCAATGTGCGCCAGCTTCCTTCAGCGCGGGTAATGACTTCGTACATCTTGTCGATTTTGGCTTCCATGTGCTTGTTGCGTTCTTCAATAGACCGCACTCGGGCATCCAGTTGGCCAAGTTGGTATTCGGACATATTAACTTCCATGATTATGCAATTTCCGCGTCAAAAGAGAAGGTGCCAGTTACGACGGTGACGCCACCAGTACGTATGGACAGATTACCGCTTACGCTATTTGTACCCGCCGAAGACGAACTGCGAAGAACGCCGAACGTGCGGTTTGAACTAAGGGCAAGCCAAGAACCATACGTGCCGACGGTAGCGCCGCCGGTTAGCGCGCTAGAAGTGATGTCCAGCTTGATGTCGTACGAATTGCCGATGTTCGGCGTTGTCGGCAGATACCAGTTGCCGGAATCGCCGTCGGAATACGTACCGTCGCTGTTAAAAGATACTTGTGCAGTTACCGTCGGGGAACCAGCAGTTGACGACGCACTAACTGACAGCGACGGCACAACGCCACCCGTTGAGCGATAGCGCATAACGTCAATCGGTTTCATTACTGCTCTACCGTAGCCGGCAAAACGTCCCACTTAGTATCAGTTGAGTTATACACAACCGGGATATACATGGTCTTGTTGACCGTCGTAGTGGTCGGCAACGCCGCGCCCATGGCCCGGTAGCTGGCGCCCCACGTGATGGCGCGCGCGGTACCGTTGTCCTTCAGGCGAATCACAAAGCCTTGACACTCGGCAAACGTGCCGGTGGGGTTGGCAAACTGGATAGCGGCAGCCTGGGCGGTGACGCGGACGGCATCGTTGGTCGAAGTCGGAGTGACGGTGGCGGATGACGTGACGCTCTGGACGCGCGGATCCAGCGGGGCGGCGTCGGTAATTCCATACCCGGACAAAGTGGTCGGTTCGCCAGTCAGATTAGCCCACGTAACCGACGCAACGGTGATATAGTTGGACGGGTTGCTGGCCAGGTAGAACGAGGCCGAACTAAGGCCGTCCAGAAGGTCGGCGTCCAGGCCAGATCCGGCGCCGTCAACGGTAAGCAACTTGGACAACACATCGGCGGCGGTGTACGCGCTGGTGTTCAGCTTGAGCGCAATAGCATCATTGGCGGCCTTAATGTCGGCGTCAATATCGTCAAAGTTGGTGTTTAATTTGCCGCCCCACGTGTCGGTGGACGCGCCAACTTCAGGCTTGACGTAGCTATAATTGGTTGTGGTTGTATCGGCCATTTAATCTTCCGTCCAAGTGGCGGGGGTGGTGTTGTAGGGGGTCCAAGTAGTGGACGAAGTGGTCTGGGCGGTCCATGTGGCCGACCCAACCGAGTGAGGCGTCCAGCTTGTGGAACTGACAGACGCCAGGTTCCACGTATCTGGCGTTATTATATCAGATTCCCACAATATCCGTATCTGTGATAGGGTAGAAATCGGGTATTCTGAGAGAGAATGAAATCCTAGCATAAACTGGAGCCTTTTTATGCAAATTCAGCGCTGGCGGTAAAGGTCTTGGTTCCCAAAGTAGTCCCGCCGGTGGCCGCATCAAAAAATGTAATTGTAAACGTTCTAGATACAGCACCGAGCGTTGTGCGCTGATTTCCTAGCTTTCTCGTTGCATTTAATTGGTATCGAGTTCCGGCAACCAGCCCGCCAGTAATGGTTCCAGTTCCCGTTGATGTATAACTCATCCACGTAGCGGGTGGCGATGAAACCGACCACCATCTTGGGCTTGCCGGGCTAGTTGATTGGTTGCCGACAAGTTGAGCCGAGCCATCCACATTAAACTCAGCATAGGCTTCCGATGTACCACCGTTTACTAAATCATCAGCAGTAAACGCCGTAGTGTCTAAAGAGCCAGAAGATGCTGTGGCTCGATACGCCATCAGCATTTGCATAGCGCCACTCATTAAGTTACTCCGGCGCCGGATGCCATCCAAACGGTTGAGGATACTTTGAACAACGTACACAGCGAGAACGGCGCAACAGTTCTGCTGCCCGTAGTGGTCGTACCGGCCAGGCGAAGGGTATCCGTGGTGATCGCTACCGTGATGTTGCTGGTGGCATTATTGTTGAATACCGTAATGACAGTACCAATCGGGAACGCTACCGAGGCATTTGCCGGGATGGTGTAGGTATATGCAGTTGTATTGTCTTTACCAAATGCCTTGCCGGCATCTGCTAGTGCAAATGTAGTGTTAGCATTACTAATCGTAACAGGCACATCTCGGAAACCTATAACTGCGCCGTTTATGGTAGAAGTTGCTGCAAGAGCCGTAGTGCCACTAAATGTTTTATTACCAGTAATGGTTTCATTACCAGATGTTCCTACCGCACCAATTTCTGCAACAGTCCACGACACATTCGCGCTACCGTTAAAGGTTTTGCCAGTTGCGCCAATAGTCAATGTTCTAGCTGTAGTCAGCGTTGCAGCAGAACCAGAAGTGCTAATAGACCAAGTACCAGTTGCGTTAGTGCCATCAGTCCAGGCTACATCCTTGAAACTAGCAAATGCTGTGGCGGAGCCAAAAGTTTGTTGCCAAACTCGCAAACCAAGAGCATCACGGCGAAGCATAAGCAAGTTGTCATTTCCCGCGCTACCATCGCCCCATGTGCGGAATAACAAAGAATCGGCATACGGACTCGTATTGTTATTTGCCCACGATGTAAAATATCCAGTTATGGCATTGATAGACCCATCAGCGGGCGCTAGTGTTCTATCATCAAGCGCACTAATTCTAGGAATAGTGACGTTTGCGCTACCGTTAAATGACGCACCGTTAATTGTTCGCGCAGTTTGCAAAGTTGTAGCTGTGCCAGCATTACCAGAAACAGAGCCAGTAATTGTGCTTGAAAAGGTCTTGGTTCCAGCCACCGTTTGGTTGCCAGTAAGCAATACCGCATCGTTGGCGATTTCAGCGTTGACGAACGCAGTAGTGGCGAGTTGGGTGGTATCGGTACCAACGGCCGCAGTCGGCGCTGTCGGGGTTCCCGTCAATGCCGGGGACGCCAACGGTGCTTTTGCACTCAAATCGGTAGTAAGATTTGTAATCTTTGCCTGAGATAGAGTTGGAATATCTGCTTCAACAAGCGCACGGAATGTCGGCGCGCCAGCCGTACCATTAGGTGCTACAAACACCGTGTTGGCAGTTTGAGATGCAAGCGTTCCCGTCAAAGTTCCTGAGCCAGTAACCGGGCTATTAGTTACCGTAATGAAAGTTGGCAAAGATAAGCCAACGCTAGTTACAGTACCCGCATAGTTAGGAATATTTAGAGTATTGCCTACAAGAGTTGATGCCCCAGATGTTCCAGTAGTGGTTAGCGTTAATGCGCCTTGCGCGCCTATTTCACCAAGCGTCCACGACACATTAGCGCTACCATCAAAGGTTTTGCCAGTTGCGCCGATAGTCAATGTTCTGGCGGTAGCAAGGGTTGTAGCTGTTCCGGCGTTACCAGTAACGCTGATTCCCCAAGTACCACTTGCGCCAGTACCAGTTTTGGAAGGCGCATCGTTGGCGATTTCAGCGTTGACGAACGCAGTAGTGGCGAGTTGGGTGGTATTCGTGCCGACAGATGCAGTAGGCGCAGTTGGTGTGCCAGTAAGTGCGGGCGATGCTAACTTAGCGTATCCCTGACCGATAACAAATGCTGTGGTAGCCAATGCCGTAGTATTAGTATCTACTGCCTGTGTTACACCAGTTGTGCCTGTCGGCAGAGATGGTGTTCCAGTAAAGGTAGGCGAAGCCAATGGTGCTTTTGCCGACAAGTCAGTTACAAGGTTAGTAATCTTGCTTTGCGGAAGATCTGGAACATCCGAAGCAGACGCAGCCGCTAATGCACCGGCGCTACCTTTAAGAAGGCCGGAGATTGACGTAGAAAGCGTGATGGCCGGAGTAGTTGTTGAAGTTGCTACCGAGCCTGAAAAGCCGTTTGCCGATACCACAGATACATCAGTTACCGTACCTGAACCGCCGCCGCCACCAGTAGCAGCAATCGTGAAGTTGGGATATGTGCCGGTAACCGTTACATTGCTGCCGGCAGTCAAAGACACCACCTGGTCAGGTGCGGTATTGGTGATCGTCAATGTACCGCTTGATGTAATTGGGCTGCCTGAAACAGAGATGCCCGTTCCGGCAGTTGCGGCAACGCTCGTAACTGTGCCTGAATTGGTGCCGGCAATCGTGAAATTAGGATAGGTACCCGTGACCGATATATTGGCGCCGCTTGCAAGCGATACCGTTTGGTCGGGTGCGGTATTGGTAATTGTTAATGTACCGCTTGACGTAATCGGGCTACCTGAAACAGAGATGCCCGTCCCGGCAGTAGCGGCAACGCTTGTTACGGTGCCGGTGGTATCGTTTTGATTTTGCCAAAGACCGCTATTGTATTTTAGAATTTGGCCGTTTGTCGGTGACGTGATGCTTACGTTATGCAGTTCGTCAAGTTCATATCCGTTATCAATCTTGACATAAATCTTGCCCTGATTATTATGGGCGTAAATAACGAAACCAACGATGACCGTATGGGTCGGAGCCGAAGGCTTTATGTTGGTTAAGCGCCCGGCCGTCGTGCCGGATAGGTACAAGACGTCGCCGTCGTTCCACGATTCGCCCTGAAGCGAACCCGTCGTGTTTAGATTGGTAATCGTGCCGACGGTGCAGACAAAGCCTTCTTGGTTGTTGGCAATCGTTTCGTTTACGACACCAATAGTATCTGCGGAATTGGCATCGTTGTTGGCCTGTGCCAGAACAACTTTAAGTCGCTGGCCTTGGGCGCCATCAATCTTTACAACTTGATAGTTGGCGGCCGATAGACTGGCCCCGGTCTTGTTGATTACTTGGGTTACTTGCTTTTGGCCCAGATGAAGCGTTACGTTGCCGCCCTTCAGGCCCATGTCAAGGGTGCCGAAAGTGTCGTTCCAGAACAGGCGGCCAACGGCGGTGGCTGGGGCGGCGGCGGTGTCAAAGTCCACATAGTCGGCGAGGCTGATACCGCTGTTGATGCCGGTAGCATCGTCTTTGCTGACCACTTTGCCAGCCGGGTACGTTACAAATACGTCCTTGGTGCCAGCTGGGAAACTAATTTTAGCACCAGAATTGGACGAGGCCAGAACCGTGTCACGGCTCAATGTGCCTGTGCCGACAGTTCCAATGCCGACTTCCCAATTATCGTTGCCTTGAGCGACGATGGCGTAATACGTAGTGTTGCCGTTGCCTATTGTGGAAAACGGCTCAAACGTATCCGAAGCCCCGGCAAGCGTAAGCGTACCCGTGCCGACAGTCGTGGTCGTTTCTTTTACCCGGTCTTTCAGTATCAGGGCCATGGATTAACCAATGGCGCGTACGCGCGCGCGTAGGGGACCACCAGAATGTTTTGCACGTTCATCGCTTAGACGGACTTCCTCAAGAAGTTGGTCGGCCATGCCTTTCCACAAGGCGACGCGTTCGTCTTCCTTGAGATACGGGGCCGCATGGACAAGGGTGGCATACAGGTACAGATCCGGCCAGGCGGTCAGAAGCCAGTTGGTCGGGCTGCCGTCGGACAACGCCGGCACTTTCATGTAATAGGTCATATCGATTTCGGTGTTGGTTCCCACCGGGGGAACAACTTCCAGCTGGTCGCCTACAATGGTGTAGGTGTCCGCGTTGGTTTCACCGTAACGGTTGGCCCGAATCCGATCCGCCTGGTCTAGCGTCACGAAGTCCAGAACACGGACCGGGGTGACATTTAGTTGCAGATTGATGGCTTCCAGCCAATCCGAAGGGATTTGGATGTATTGCCCGGTCAACGTGGCGTATGCTCGTTTGACTTGCTGGCGAGTACGCAGTTCACGATTGAACTTGGCCTCGGCCAGTTGAATAAAATTGGGGATTGCCGCAGTCAGATCGGCGCGATTGAGCCAGTCGGCTACTGCTGTTTTTAACTCGGAATAAGTAGAGATGGCCATTATATTTTACCCGGACGCATACGGAAGTGACGATTATCGCTATCGTTAAGCCATTCTTTGAATTTTTTCTGGTCGTCAATAATGCCTTTGGCTTTAAGATCAAAGTAAAGCGGAAGCGGGATGCTGGCCACTAACTGGCCGTCGCCCCACCGCGCTTTTTCATCGACGTTGTTGTAACGCTGTTTGTTGAGTTCAACGATGTTAGTGATGTCGTGTTCCGTTTCAATGGTACACTCCTCAGTTTCATCGTCGTAGCTGAAATACCGCTTGGAGCCGGTAAGAGGATCAATATCAAATAAGCGTTTATCAGTCATAGGAAGTTAGGGGCCGGGTTGGCCGGCCCCTTCCTTTTCTTCAGATTACGACAGGTCGGCGATGATGCCGTGGGCTTTTTGTTGCTTAACTTTCAGGCCCCACTCACCAATCAGCATACGCTTTTCAGCGTCGCCGGTTTTGGCCAGTTCGACTTGGGTAATCGGACGGAGCCAGCACAGTTCGGCGAAATCCGGGTCCAGAACGAACGCATCACGGTTACGCTGGAAGCGGTTCGGAACGATGGACACTTGGCCGAAGTCGGACACGTACACGTCAGCGGCACCGATGATGGCGGCCGTTTTCGGGGCGGTCAGGTTGAAGCGGATGTCGGCGATGCCGGTGAAGGTCGAGGCGACAACTTTGTTGCCGGGGCCAACCATCAGCATCTTCGGGGTACCGCCTTCGGTCCACACTTTCTGGATGACGTCTTTCAGCATGGCTTCGGTGAACGCGCGCTGGGTACCGTCGGTAGCAGCGGCATTGACCAGGCCATTCGACACAGTCGGATCGGCACCGCCGGAACCACGATTGTCGTTGGTGCGAAGGAACGCCGGCAGACCAGCGGTACGACGGGCGGTGGACGGCATGGAACCGGCAACGGCGGCTTGGTTAGCCAGCGCGGCGGCTTCGATGTCACGCTTCAGTTCGGCGCCTTTCTTGGACAGCTGATAGGCAATTTCCGAACGACGGCCGGCTTTGTCCAGCTTTTCCAAGGTACCCGAAATCAGGACGTCTTTACGGCTGATTTGGGTGTAGTTGGCCAGACGGTCGGTGGCAACAGCGGCGGTGAACGAGGTGACGTCGTCGCCTTCAACAACAGCGTTGTTGTCAACGGCGGCGGCCAGTTCATCGACTTGCCATTCGAAAATGGTGTTGGAAACGGTGCCGCGACCAATGTTGTTGGTGAACGGGGTGTCTTCCGGCGAGATGTTGTAGATGACATTGGCGAGGTCTTCGCGGATGCCTTTCGCGTCGTAACGCGAGTAGGTGTTGGTAATAGCAGACATTTTGATTCCTTAAAAAGTGAAGTTAGAGAAGTTTTTCAATCAGACGGGCGGCGTCTTGGACGCGACCCGTTTTGGCGAGGCGTTGCCTATCACGATTCGCTTCTGAAGTAACTTTACCCACTTTGGCTGAACCCGGCTTGGATACAGGAACCGTTTGTTTCGGTTTGGCCTGATTCCGCTTGGCAAGCATTTCATCGTACTTCATGGCCTTATACAAGCCAAGAACCGCACGATGGTCGGTAACGGCGTCTAATTCTTCCGCCGAGAATCCGAGTTTTTGGGCATATTCTTTGACTTTAGTACGTTCGGCGCTGGCTACTTTCGCGTCTTTCCATGACGGCATACGTTCTAGCAGCAACTCACGTTCCTGGGTCAAATGATGCTCAAACTGCTTAACTTGCTCGTTCTGGTGCAACTGGTTAAGGCGGGCTTGTTCGGCCTGAATGGCCGCAAGTTGCTCTTGACGGTGTTGCATTTGAACGCGCCATTTGCGTTCTTCCTGAATCGCGCCAATGGGGTCTTGTTGATACAAAGTTTCCCAATCCGGCTCTTGATTCGCCATCGTGTACAGCTGTTGCTGTAACGCGGGTAAAAGTTGTTCGTACTGCGAACGTTCTTCCCGGATAACACTCAACTCGGCTTCCAGAGCCTTACGCTCCTCAGCCACTTGTTGAGTTTTACGGGTATAGTCCGACTGGCGCAGATAACCTTTCTTGAGTTCGTCAACCGTAACCTGTTTGCCGTCAAGTTCGACAACAATTTCTTGAGGTTGGTCTTCTTGCTCGCCTGGCTCTGCTTCCTCGTCGTACTCGGAATCGTCGTTGTCGAGATCTTCGGGTGCCTCGCCGTTGTCCTCGACATCATCGGATTCTTCTGCGTCGGAAGTTTCCTCGTAGGAATCTTCGTCTGCTTGCAACGCTTCGTCCTGTTCTGGGGCTTGGTTGTCGCCATCTTCGGCGGCCAGCATACTAGAAATGGCACTTTGCGCTTCGCTGATACCGATTCCACCGCTAGGTAGTGTGTCGGATTTGCTCATATTGTAACACCTTTTTGCAAAATGGGCTTATCGCCCGAATCGGTAACCAGCCACTCGACTGGTGAACTCCGAGAGTTTCTCTAATCGCGACTTGGTAAACTTACCGTTTTCCGCCGTGATCCGTAGGTGTTCTCGGACTTCTTGTAAGACCTGAAGTTTCAGGTACAGCTTTTCGCGCGCCTCGACTTCGAGAGGTGAAGTCGTGGCCCACGCATTAGTGATATGGGTAGCCACTTTCTCAAAAGATTCTTTGAGAAGTTCATGGTTTAGCAAACGCTCGGCTTCAGCGCCGCGACGGATGATGTCTTCAGAATTGTCCATTCATTCCCTCGGGCGGCATTTGCGGCTGGGCTTGAGTCTGCGCTTGGGCTTGTAACTGGGCCTGGAGCGCGGCCATCTGCTGCTGGTTGACAGCGTTCATGGCGGCGCGGTCACGATCAACCATCGCCTTAATTTCGGCGGTGTTGACCTGGGCGTTATACTTGAGTTCCAGTTCCTTGGCGCGAAGCATAACTTCAACGTCCAGCTTGTCATGCTCAAGGTCGTCCTTGGCCACGGCTTCCTGTTTCTTGAGTTCAAGTTCTTGCTGTTGAAGCACAATCTTGTCGGCTTCGGCCTTGGCTTGCGCCTGGGCCAGGATAAGTGCCGGGTCCGGCGGTGGCGGCTCGGGCGGGGCGGGCGGCGCCGGCGGGGTCTTGGCCGGATCTTTGAAGAACTCTTCGGAGTTCTTGAAGCCAGCCATGTTGACCATTTTGGCCAGCGTGTTGCGGTATTCTTGGATGCCGACCAGCGGGTTGTCGATGCCGGCTTGCGTCATAATGGCTTCTTGCTTGGCAGCAATCTGGCTCAAGAACATCATGCGCTCGTCGTCATTACCCCGGCCAAAGCCGACGTTGATGACTACATCCATATCCGCCGGCCACAGGCTCGGATCAACCGGCACCCACTCGTTACGCAGTCGAATGACGCGCGAACGGTTCTGGTGCTTCTTCATCAGGACCAGAAGGCCCTTATACAGATTCTTCAGGCCAGCGGCGAAGTGGCGGGCAATCATCTCAATCTGCTGTTGCGATGCAGACAGGGTGGCCGATACGGCCGCCTTAGTGCTGGACTGAAGGGCGTCGGCGTCCAGGCCAGCAGCGGCCTTGGAAATACCCGTACGGTTTTCCTTCACTTCGTCCATGTAGGCCAGCACCGGCATAGCGGCACCGCCAAGGAAGTTGGTTTCAAACGGCGTCACCATGCCCGGCGCGCGCTGACGGATAATCGCGCCGACTTCGTTGTTCAGGACGTCGTCGATATTGACTTGGCCGTCCACAACGGCGGTACGCGGGTTGATGGACTGCGCCAAGGAATCAAGCATACCCCGCATAAGATGGGACTTGATTTTCTGGATGTCCATAACCGCTTCGGCCACAGAGTAGCCAAAGAACAGATGCGGTTCCGGGTCGGGACAAAGAACGGCAAACGGGGCTTCATCAGCCGGCTCGTTCATCACCACGTTGTAGGCACCACCCATCGTGCAGACGCGGCGCAGTTCGGCGATGCCGTCGCCGTCATAGTCGTAACGGACCCATGATTCGATGTACAGGACGCGCTTGACGATGTCGGAATAGTCGGTGCCGTATTGGTCGGTACGAGCAAGGAACTCGTCGTTATCGTCCAGTTCGTTGCCGCTGGTGGTGTAGCCTTCAACCACTTCGGGGTCGTAGCCCATGGCAACCAGTTCGGAAACGGTCTTCATCGAACGGTGGCCGACTAGCTGGGCGTCGTCAATGGTACGCGCGCGCCGGTCAATGATAAATTCTTCCGGCGGCACAGCGCAGATGACGATGCGGTTGGCGGCGGTCTTGCGGTTGACCCGGACGTCATACAGTTGCGGAATTTCAACAGGAATCGGAAGGCCAGAAGCCGGGTCGATAGCCGGCTCAATCGGAGCCACGCGCTCGGCTTCCGGGTCGTCATACTGAGCCAGCATTTCGACTTCCACGCCTTCTTCGTCGTACAAGGCGGTCAGTTCGTTCTCGCCAAGGCCGGTATATTCAGCGGAACTAACCGAAACGGAGTCGTCCCAGTACCACTTCAGGATGCCGGACTTGCGGACCAGGGCGTCCTTAAAGGCTGCCGTAAAGATCGAAAAGCCGTCATTGTCCGATTCGACCACATATCGGGCGTAATCGGTGGCTTGTTTGGCAAACGGGATGTCTTCAGGGCCATTTGGGGCATATTCGACCATATTGTCGGCCGAAAAGAATACCCGCATCAGGCTCGGAAGCATGGCGTTTACGGTGTCGCGGACGTCCCGGCTGACCACCTGGCTGCGGCCGTCCATCTCGTCGCCGAACAGGTCGCCCTTGTAGTATTCCGTGGCCAAAGCCCGTCGCGGCGAGATTTCCTCGTCGATAAAGTCTTCGCAGTCGTTGATCAGCGTACCGACAAATGACTCAAATTCCTCGTCGGAACGGTCTTCCGGCTGGTCTTCTTCGACCACAGCTACCGCCGTCACGTTGACGTCAATGAAGTCATTGAAAGGATTCGGTGTGGACACGAAGCGACGCCTTTGAAAGATATTTGGGGCAATTATAGCACGGTTTTACAGATAGTTAAAAAAAACCCCGCAAAGCGGGGTCAAGGCGCAGTTTCCCGCGCTAGGGGAGAGGACCAACCATGAAACTAAGGGCATTATAGCATCTTTAGCCCGCGCTTCAAGGTTTTAGACCATTTCGATCCAAAAGAGTTCCCGTAAAGTGCAGTTCCGGCATCTGCACCAAACGTCAGAACAAATGCATCTGCCACGTCGGGGCTTCGGCGGATACGCCGTTTGGTCTGGTCTTTGGACTCGATGGCCAGCCGCCCGGTAGAATCCGGGGACAAATACTTGACGCTGACAAGATCCGCGCACAGTTCGTCGTCCTTGGGCATGGAGCAGTCGCGCTGCTCGAACCAGGCCTTGGCCTTGAACCACAACTCGGTTCGCAAGTTCTTGTATGAATTTTTCAGGGCCGGGGACTCGGAAACGTTGATACCGCGAACGGGTAAACCTAACTCCCGGAGCCTATCGACCACGCCGGCGCCCAGGCCGATGCTGTCCACCAGGATCTCCTGGGGAACGTCGCCTGGCTCACACGAATCGTACTCGGCCTTGACCACGCCCGCCACTTGCATGATGTCCAGCTTGCGCCATTTGCGGATAGGTTCGATCAGGCGGTTGGACTGGCGCTTGGCTAAGGCGGTGGCGTCGTCGCCGAAGCGGGCCACGTCAACGCCCCAGATGATGGGCGCGCCCGGCATGGTCTGGACGTCGCGGGTCATGGCGTCCTCGACCAGCACCAGCGGGATGACGGTATCGTCGTCGGCCTTGGGGAACTCGCCGAGGACGCGGACGCGGTAGGCGTTGGAGTCTTCGCCGTAGGCGTCTGCCACTTGCTTAACGAATTGTGAACTAACCAGCCTAGAATCGACACAGCTAACCTTGCGGGTACACCAGTTTTCCCGGTTCTTGTTGTGGGTGTCGAAGAAGAAGCCGGATGTCCGCGTGGGGTTTCCCAGCAACAAGGTCGTGGCGTGTTCGCCGGACATGGAGCCGACGGCTGCCTCGAACACCTGTTCTGCAACGCCCGATGCCTCGTCCGCCACCAGAAGGACGTTCTCGGAGTGAACACCCTGAAGCGCCTCGGGGCTTTCGGCGCGCGCGGTACGGGCCGAGATGAACGCGCCGGTGGGATCTGCTTTGAGTTCGATACGCTCTTGCTTGACTTCCAGCAGTTCCAGCAACGCGGGCGGCAGACGGCGGGCGCACGACTTGAGTTCGGCGAACAGGGCGTCGAACAGCTGGGCGGACGTCGGGGCCGTCACCACCACTTTGACCGGGTAGCGGGTTAGCAAGAACCAGAGCATGGCCCAAGAGGCTGCCGAGGACTTACCGACGCCGTGGCCCGAGCGAACGCTGATTTGGCGCTTGCCCTCGGCAATCTGCCCCAGCATCCAGACTTGCCACTCGTCGGGTTCGACCCCAAGGACTTCCTTGACAAAGGCAACGGGGTTGTTGCGGTACAGCGCGAGAAACTCGACAAACGGATTATTCGTCATCTGATTCGTCTTCGTCCTGTTCAATGGCGGGGGTCACGACTTCGGCGTCGATGGTGATACCTTGCCCGACTTGCTTCAGGGCCTGGAGGTGGAGATCGCCAATGGACAGGTTGACCTGGACTTGCTGTTTCTGCTCACCGAACGTCGCGCGGTCAAATACACTCGCTAATTTCATAGCGGCCTCAAACTGGAGCCGCTTGACATTGACATCTTCCGGCATCGCGCGCTTGACGCCCTCGAATGCATCTTCCACCTGAACGCCGGCCGCGATGGCCTTGGCCATCATAAACTTGTCGTTCCACTCCGGCTTCTTCAGCAGAAAGGCCAACTGCGATGGGCTGGTCACGTAGTCCTCGGCCAGCCGCCGCATCGACGTTCCGCTGGCAATCCTATCCAACAGCGTTTCGTATCCGCCCGTTTCGGCGATACGAAGTTTCAAACTTCTCAACTTGGGACGCCCGGCCATACTTACCTCAATCCGTTTTCTTTGATGATTTTCGCAATCGTCGCCAGCGAAATGCTGATGTCGTAGAAACCTTCTACTTCATCGCAAATCTCACGAAGGCTGAGATTACGGTCCCGTCGGCACTCCAGGATAAACTGGATCGCCGGGTACTCCTCGGGGTGTGGCATGAGCATCGCCTCTTTACCCGTACCCTCGACATAATACCCGAAAGGCCGCTTGCCACCCGAATAACCGCCCGACTGTTTCTTGGCGTACTTGCCCGCCGCTACACGCTCGGCAATCCGGCTGCGCTCGAACTCGGCCATCGCCGCCAAAAGCGTGAAGAACAATTTGCCCATACCGTTTTCCGATATGGGGTCCGTGCTAATGTCTGCAACAATCAGCTTGACGCCCTGGCTGGCCCAGCGCTCGGCAGTCACCAAGGCGTCCTGGGCCGAACGGAACATACGGTCTAGCTTGGCCGCGATAATCGTATCGCCGGTTTTCAACCTGGCCAGCATCTTGTACCCGGCTGGGCGTAGGCTCAGAGAAATACTTCCGCTGACACCTTCCTCGCGAAAAATATCATCGACCTTTATGCCGTGGTATTGGGCCACAGCGTTGATCTTCCTGGTCTGCTCTTCCAGGCTGGTGTTATCAACTTGGCCAGATGTGCTGACCCGGGTGTATCCATAAACGGCCATTTCGATGGCTCCTCTCTTTGGTTTCCGGTGATAATACGGCAAATAAACATATTCTGCAATACTCTTTTCAAAAAATATTAAAAATTTTTTTTGGGGTCGGTGTTATAGATTTTTGGTGCTAAGTGGTTGGCCAGATGTGTATGGGCCTAGCCAGGCCGCGCCCCCCGGCCCGATGCGACCTGGGGGGGGTATCCGGCGGCGCTCGAACCCCGGGCCGTTCCAGGCGCCGCACAATACCCCGGCTTATCGCTGGAAAGCCCAGCAGAATCAACAGGTTATAGCGTCTGCTTGTATTAACACGTAAACGGCCAGGGCCTGGGATCCTGGCCGATATCGGCAGCGGTCCGGCAGATCGGCGCCTGGACGCCGATTTTGGCACCTATATGCCCGGCGCGCTGCTCTACGGCCCAGGACCAGGACGACCAGGACGACCAGGACGACCAGGACGACCAGGACACCAGGCCAGGCGATCCAGGCCAGGACACCAGGACACCAGGACGCCAGGACCAGGACACCAGGACCAGGACACCAGGACGCCAGGCCCAGGACCTGGCCAGGCCTTCCAGGCGATCCAGGCCCAGGACCTGGCCGGGCATTCCAGGCCTTCCAGGGCCGGATCCTGGCCGGACGGATCGCTTTTTCATCCGTCATTCGGCGCATACTATTGAAAACACTAGAAAAACAGGGCTTTTTAAGGCCTTTTCCGCCGGATTGACGGATCCAGCCTATCTATCAATCTATAATGTTACATGTGGGTTAAGCTTTCATTCATATACATTAACGCGTTACGTATAGGACGTTAACCTAATCCGGCGTTCCGTCATCCGTCAAGAATTGTTATTTATCAGTAGTTTATGCCGGACGGATCCGGACGGATTGACGGATCCCGGTACTGAATACGTATGCATGGCCGGGAATTGCCCTTTTTTTGAGAGATAATATTTTCACCAGGCGCCGGCTAATTCCGGCCGGCGCCATTACCTGGAGCAAAAGACAATGAAAAAGATTAGCTTTCACGATATCGCAATTCCGGCCGGCCTGATCTTTAGCGCCGGGCTTCTTTTCTCGTTTTACATTCCCGGCGTGCTGCCGGCCGTTCGCAATTTCCTGGGAGCATAAAAAATGAATAAAGCTTATTCCCGGATCCAGCGCCGCCAGGCCCTTAAGGCCCTGGCCGTCGATATCACCGCCGGCGTCGCATTCTGTTTTTTATTCTTCACAATTCTATTTTCTCTTTAATCAATAAAGGAACCTTCCCAATGAACAATGAAACCGAAAACACAAATACCGTCGACGTGCTGCCGCTGCTGGCTAAATTCATTCGCCAGCGGCCCGGCCTGGAATATGGCAATTATGGTGACGTGAAAGCATACCGGGCAGAATTGCGCGGGATTACGGCCGATCTGCACGCTGCCGAAAAGCTGCTAAATTATGCCGGCATTTTTTCCGGCGTCCGGGAATACGTGAACCGGGAGTTATCGGATCGCGGCGGCCGGCTGCAATATAACGCGGCCAGTAATAGCCTGGAATATTGCACCGGGCAGTATTGGCCTACAGAATACCGGCGCGCGGCCGCTAATCTGCTGGCCAGCGCGATCTGGGCCTATTGGCGCGACTGTGGATATTCCGGCCAGGCCATGCGCGAACAGGCCCGGCGGGAATTCGGCCGCGGTATCGCTGCACGTTTTTTCAATTAACTATAAAAGGACCATTACCAATGAAAACTAAATTCTATTATTACCAGGATCCAGGCCATGCCTGGGCCGCTGTTCCGGTGTCATTGCTCGAGCAGCTGGGCATTGTTGGAAAGATTAGCGCTTTTTCCTATTGGCGCGGAAAAACGGCCTACCTGGAGGAGGACCGCGATCTGGCCGTTTTTTTCAACGCATACCGCGTGACGTTCGGCACCTATCCGATCCTGATCAGTAAGCATTCCGATGATCGATCCCCGATCCGGTCCTATGCCCGGTTCACGTATTCACCGGCCGCGCAATGGTATAAGATCCGCGCGGCAGCAGCGGCCCAGGGATATGGAACAATTTTAGAAGCTGCCGCGGCGTCCGGGCATTTACAATTTATTACGTTGGGCCTGGCCCAGGAGGCTGCAAAATGAATTTACTTAATATCGACGCGAACGCGAAAACAGTAAAAGGCCAGGCCCAAGGATACATGACGGCCGTACTATACCTGGCACCGGCGGACGTTTCTGGGTTCAATGTTTGTCCTATGGCCGAGATCGCCGGCTGCATTGCCGGCTGCCTAAATACGGCCGGGCGCGGCGGCATGGCACCAGGTAAGGCCCTAATGGCGCCGCATGGCCGCATTGTTCCGGATAATGCGATCCAGCGCGCGCGCATTGCCCGGACGCGCTTATATTTTCAGGACCGGCCCGCATTTATGGCCCAGCTAGTGAAAGAGATAACCGCGTTCATTAAAAAGGCCGAGCGTGCCGGCCTGGTGCCGGCGATCCGCCTTAATGGCACGTCCGATTTACCTTGGCACCGGATCCCGGTGATCGTGGCCGGGAAAAAATATAATTCGCTAATGCACTATTTTTCGGACGTGCAATTTTACGATTATACAAAAGTACATAAACGGGCTTTTGAAAGCTTGCCGGGTAATTATAAAATTACACTTTCATTCTCGGCAGCCAATGCGGAATATATGCACGACGTGACGGCCGCCGCGATCCAGGCCGGCATAAATATGGCCGTAGTGTTCCGGGAGAAGCTGCTGCCTGAAACGTTCCAGGGCCTGCCGGTAATCAATGGTGATGAAACGGATCTTCGGTTTACTGATCCGGCCGGCGTGGTAGTGGGCCTTTACGCTAAAGGCGCCGCCCGGCGTGATACGTCCGGTTTTGTGATCCGAAACTAATGCTCCAGTTAAAAGGCCCGGCACGTCCGGGCCTTTTGGCGGGCGCATTGCCCGGATTAGGAAAATAACGCAATGAATAAATAACTAGGTTAACGGCCTTTAGATCCTGGCACGTCCTGGCTGCTGCGTCCTGGCACGTCCTGGCTGCTGCGTCCTGGCACGTCCTGGCACGTCCTGGCACGTCCTGGCACGTCCTGGCACGTCCTGGCACGTCCTGGCACGTCCTGGCACGTCCTGGCTGCTGCGTCCTGGCTGCTGCGTTCTGGCTGCTGCGTCCTGGCTGCTGCGTCCTGGCTGCTGCGTCCTGGCTGCTGCGTTCTGGCTGCTGCGTTCTG